ATGCGCTATGATGGTCATACGCATTTAAGAGAGGATTGCATGAAACTCAAATTAAAACAGCCTGACGCCGAAGTAGTGGCTGCCGCGCACGAAGAAGCGGTTAACGCAAACCGTCGCCGTAAACGTCCGCGTGGTAAACAAAGCCTGTATCAGTCATCCAGACATTCCGCCGAACTATGGGACCCGGACTATTGCGACGAGTTAATCAGGTTCTTCGACCGCACGTCGTGGGAATCTATGCCAACCGGAGCCCACGGAGACTATAAAGCCGTTATTGCTGATAAACCGCCATCGTTAGCACGCTTCGCCTTACACATCGGCGTAACCATTCCAATTATTAAACTATGGTTGCGTGAAGTACCGGCGTTTGCCGAAGCTTATGAAACGGCACAGGCCCTTGAGGAAGCATATTTCACTGAGACCGGTGCCGCCGGGATATCCGCTACGTTCGCCGCCGCAAAACTTGGGCTTAATAAAACTGTTGTGGAAGAAACGCGCGACGAATCAATTAGTGAAGTAACTATTAAGGTGGTGTCCGGTGAACGTTGATATCACAGCTACGGAACCGCAAGGCGCGTTCCTTAATCTGCATTGTAAATTCCCGGCCTTCGTTGCAGGCTTCGGCACAGGTAAATCGGAGGTCATGTGCAACTCGGCCCTGCTTGACAGTATGGAAGGCGGTAGCGATTCACTTATCGCCATGTACGAGCCGACATACGACCTGGTGCGCCTTATCCTCGCCCCTCGTATGGAAGAGAAGCTATCCGATTGGGGTATTCGCTACAAGTACAATAAATCCGACAACATCATTTATACTTCATCAGGGCAATTTGGGGATTTTGTCCTGCGTACATTGGATAATCCAGCACGAATTGTTGGCTACGAATCGTTTCGCGCAAAAATCGACGAGTTGGACACGTTAAATAAAGACCACGCCGAGCACGCCTGGAACAAAGTTATCGCCCGTAACCGTCAGTTGCCGCGTACATATCGTCCGATTACCCCGAAGCCTGCTAATACAGTTTCGGTATTTACGACGCCAGAAGGCTTCCGTTTTGTGCACGACAGATGGGCTGTAAAAAAGAAACCAGGCTATGAAATGATTCAGGCCGCGACTACCTCCAATCCATTCCTTCCTGAAGATTATGTGCAGTCATTGCGGGATACATATCCAGGACAGTTAATCGATGCTTACATCAACGGTGAATTTGTCAACCTGACATCCGGCAGTGTTTATTACGCTTACGACCGGCGTAAGAACAGCAGTCGGGAGACTATACAACCAGGCGAAACGCTGTATATCGGTCAGGACTTCAACGTCGGGCATATGGCTAGCACCGTATACGTTCAGCGTGAGTATGTCTGGCACGCGGTAGCCGAGCTGGTGGATATGTTCGACACCCCAGATGTGGTCAGGGAGATTACCGAGCGGTGGAAACGACACGGCCACCACATTGTCATGTACCCGGACGCCAGCGGTAAGAACCGCAAATCAACCGACGCCAGCACTTCAGACATCGCGCAACTGCATAACGCTGGTTTCGAGATGCGCGCGAAATCGGTTAACCCCGCCGTTAAAGACCGCGTAGCATCGGTGAATAAAGCGCTGGAGTCTGGTAAATTGATGGTCAACGAACAGACTTGCCCGGTCACCGCACGTTGCCTGGAGCAACAGGCTTACGATAAAAACGGTATACCGGATAAGACAAGCGGCAATGACCACCAGAACGACGCGACAGGATACCCTATCGCCTACGAAATGCCGTTGGTTAAACCTGTATCCCATATCCCGGTTACTTTTGCACTTTAAGAGGATTATTAAATGTTAACAGCAAACGGCCAGGGTTCTGGCGTAAAAACCAAGCATCGTGAATGGCTACACTACGCCCCTAAGTGGCAGAAGGTGCGCCACGCGCTCGCGGGTGACCTGGTGAGCTATCTACGCAACGTAGGCCTTAACGAACCTGACAAAGCTTACGGTGAAGCGCGTCAGGCGGAATACGAGGCGGGCGGAATCGTCTATAACTTCACCCGGCGCACACTGTCAGGAATGGTAGGTAGCGTCATGCGCAAAGAACCTGAAATCAATATTCCGAAGGAGATGGAATACCTGCTTAAAAATGCGGATGGGTCTGGTGTAGGCTTGATACAGCATGCGCAAGATACTCTTATGGAGATTGACTCGGTAGGCCGCGGTGGCCTTCTTGTCGACGCCCCGGAAACCGGCGCGGCCACGGCTGCCGAACAGAACGCGGGCTTGCTTAACCCTACAATCGCTTTTTACACGACTGAGAACATTGTTAACTGGAGACTCACGCGCGTAGGTTCGGTGAACCGGGTAACTATGGTTGTGCTGCGCGAGACATGGGAGTACACCGAACCCGGTAACGAGTTTGAAACAAAACACGGCGAACAGTACCGCGTGCTGGACATCGATAACGACGGCAACTACCGCCAGCGTCTTTTCCGTTTCGACGCCGAAGGTGGCGCGCAGGAGGGCGTCACGGAGATTTACCCGGACTTAGGGGAATCATTACGCGGGGTAATTCCGTTTACCTTTATCGGGGCGACCAATAACGACGCCACCATCGACGACGCACCGCTGCTGCCACTTGCGGAACTTAACATCGGGCACTACAGGAACAGCGCGGACAATGAGGAGTCCAGCTTCGTCGTTGGCCAGCCGACGCTGTTTATCTACCCTGGCGATAACTTAACCCCGCAATCGTTCAAGGAAGCAAACCCCCATGGTATCAAATTTGGTAGTCGGTGCGGGCATAACCTTGGACATGGCGGTAACGCCCAACTTATCCAGGCTGGTGAGAACAACCTTGCCCGCCAGAATATGCTGGACAAAGAACAGCAAGCTATCCAGATTGGTGCGCAGCTTATCACCCCCACTCAGCAAATCACCGCACAATCCGCCCGAATACAGCGCGGTGCCGATACGTCCGTCATGGCGACAATTGCGCGTAACGTAAGCCAGGCCTATACGGACGCCTTACGTTGGGTGGCTGTAATGTTGGGCAAACCGGAAGATACCGAGGTAGAATTCCGCCTTAATATGGACTTCTTCCTGGAACCTATGACCGCACAAGACAGGGCCGCCTGGATGGCGGATATTAATGCAGGATTTCTGCCCGTTACGGCCTACTATGCCGCGTTGCGTAAAGCTGGCGTAACCGACTGGACAGATGCCGATATTAAGGACGCGGTAGCGGACCAGCCATTACCGGTCGCTACTGAAGTTCAGGGGGAAATCCCTCAATCGGCGCAACAACCTGAACAGTAAACATAAAGGCCCCATAACGGGGCCTTTCTGTCTCGTTACGCGTATATCAGGATTGGGTTATCGTCTCCTTCATACCATTTCCACCCTATGCAAGTCCCCTTCTCCACGTCCAAGAGTGGTCGTACCCAATCAAGGAAACTCTCTATCTCGCCGCAGTAATTTTTAACCTCTATATGCGCCGATACATGGTTGTAGTAATCGCCAAGTTTAACCGTGACGGCATCTCCCGAGTACGCAGGGGAATAAAACATGTACGACCATCTTTCTAGTGTGAAAAATGGGTGGCACGGTAATACATCAGGGACGTCACCACCGACAAATAGGTACTCCAATGCGCGCAGGTTAATTTCATCTACGTTATGTTTTAAGTCAGCATCAAACCATAACTTCGTATACATACCCATTTAACTTTCTCCTGTTCAACTAAGAATAATAGTACCCTATTATATTTGGTTAAGCAACAAATATTTTAATCGTGTAAACTGAGGGCATTTACAGGAGGGCCTATGAGTCTTTTAGAATCGATTATCAGCCACCAGGTATTGCTGCAACGTAACGCCAGTAGCGAAGTAAAAGACCTGGCACCATTTATCTCGCAAATGCGTGATGAGGTTAAGCGACAGGTGCTGCTGTTTGGCGATGACAGCAGAACGGCAGCGAGACTCACCATCATGCTGCGGGAACTTGAGCAAGCACTGAACGGAATTACGTCCGGGTGGTATGAGAAGCTACTGGCCGACGCCCGTGAGCTTTCCGACTATGAGGTTAACTGGAATGTAAAAACATTGTCGACCAACGTTAATGCTAACTTTGTAACACCGGCTGCGGAGCAGGTGTGGGCCGCTGCGACTTTCGCACCACTTGAACTAAGCGAAAAACCGGTTGATTTTGTTTCGCTAATGGGTGGCTGGCGACAAACCGAGGTGAATCGCCTGGTGATGGGGGTTAAGTCTGGGTTCGTACAGGGTATGACCACGCGGCAGATAGTTAAGAACGTTGTCGGGCCAGGTGGTCTGGCCGATATCTCCGAGCGTAACGCTGCAACCGTTATCCGGACAGCGCTGGCGCACGTATCCAACGAAGCACGGCAACAGGTTTACGCTCAGAACGGCGACATCATCACGAAATACGAGTGGGTATCTACCCTTGACTCCAGAACCTCAGCCGTTTGTCGGTCGCGGGGTTCTATGCAATACGAAATAGGTAAAGGTCCGCTACCGCCCGCGCACCCTAACTGTCGGTCAAGCACAGCACCGGTAATTAGTTCCGAATTTGACTTCCTTGATAAGGGCGCGAAACGGGCGGCCAGGGGTGCAGATGGAGGTCAGCAGGTAAGCGCAGACACCACTTACTACGAGTTCCTTAAACAACAACCGGCATGGTTTCAGGATGAAGCACTCGGTCCTGTCAGGGGTAAGATTTTTCGTAATAGTGGGATAACCCCGGAAGAATTTCGTGTAATATCGGTAGACGGATTCGGGCGTCCGTTAACTCTTAAAGAGATGGCGGAACTCGATAAGCGTGTTGCCGATTATCTGAAAGAGGAATAGAGATGGGCTTTTTCAAAGTTAAAGATGTGCCTTCACGACGTGTAGTTCAGTACTCCCGTGTGTCTGGTGCTGGCGAGAACGTGGTGTTTATTGAAGATGAAAGTGTACTTGGTACACCGGTAGACGATATGCCGTTTGCGGATAAAACCGGTATTGCACTGCCGGCGGCGGGTATGCTTTACGAGATTCCGTATCTGGCGGACGCTGGCGATGTGTATTTCTCGGCGCAACCGAAAGACACGGAACTGGCAGACGGCAGTGCGTCTATCACTGTCGAAGTTAAGGCGGGTAAAGCACCGTACGCGCTGACCTGGTATAAAGACGGTAAGGAAGTGGTAAACGCTCCGGAAGAGGCTCTGTCTTTGACGGTCAATGCGGTCGGTGAATACTTCGTTAAAGTTACTGATGCCGATGGTGTAGAGGCCGTCAGTAAAGCGGCGAAGGTTACTAAGCCAGAATGATACAAGGCCCCGTTAAGGGGCCTCAATTTCAGGAAGCCAACCAAGAGCCTCTCTCGGTGAAAATTAATTTATTACCTTTTAAGAGATTCAGAACCGCGGGGATAACTTGTATGTTTTCTGCGACATGCAGCCCCGAGACAGTTTTAGCACGCAGCGGCAGCATGTGGTCGATATGCCATAAGAAACCTGTTTCGCCCGCGCGCAGTTGACAATAGCTCCTGCGCTTCTTCGAATACTAATAGGTCAAATTCATCATTCCTGATGTTTATACTCCTGGCTCTTTTTGCCGTTTTATACTTTAGCCTTTGGGCTTTCCTGGCGGTTTTGTTTTTCTTACGGTACTCTGCGCCAATTTCGGCTATTCGGTCTTTATTTTCTTGCCTCCATTTTGCGTTTTTAGCCGCCCAAGAAACAACGTTGCGTTCTCGGTACGATTTTTGTATCTCTTTAGCGCACTCATAGCACCCGGTGCGGACATGCCTTTTCGCAACATGCCCACGTCTACACGGTTTTCCCGTGAAGTAATAATCATCGCCAGCGGCTATGGCTTCTGAACGTTTAGTGAGCATAAATACCTCCTTGCTTAAGTTAAATTAATAGTACCATATTATATTGGTGTCTGCAAACTATTTATTTACCTATTCCAGTTATTCCACCGAATTGTAAATGCTGGAATAAACTATTCGAATAGTTGACTTTTCACTGAAAATGTGCTAAGCTCCACCTGAGCTTGTGAAGTATGAACAAGCGACCGCGGCGCGGGCAGGTAACGGAGCGGGACGTAAGTCCTGAGTGTAGTTACGCTGACGCGTTCGGAAGGCCAATAGTCTATTGCTTGTGTAAAAAGTAACTGGTTTACTGAGATTACGCCGTTTCTATGTTTAAATGATAAGGACTAGCGCCCCGCTTTAAGGCGGGGCTTTACTTATCGAGAAAGGAGAAACATGAATCTTAGAGCAGCAATCATAACCACGGCATGTTCCGCGTTTCTCGTTTTCGCTTACGGGAAATACAACTATCTTCAAGGATGGAACGAAGGCCGGGCGAATCTTGTTTCGCAGCAACAGCAGAAAGCACAGGCCGAGCTAGCGAAGAAAACACAACGGCAGCAGCAAAACGATACACAAGCCGCCGCCGCCGAATCGGAAGGTAAAGAAGATGCGGAGTCTATCACCCGTGAAGTTATCAAATACGTTACCCGTCCTGGCCGTACTGTCTGTGAGTTTCCTCCTGAACGGGTGTCAATCAAACGACGCGCCGCCGAGAATGCTAATTCCATCCCCGGATACGACGTTGATGCAGCCACCGTGCAAAATGGTGCTACCGAGTAGTGATGCCGATGAAGACCTGGCCGTCGATGTGCAGAACGCGGAGTGCACACGGCAATTGCGTCTGAAAGTATTCCGGTTACAGGGATACATAAGGAATATTCTGGAATAGTTGCCTTAGTAAGTGGAATAATTTATTCTTGTTACAGAAACACCGGGGGGCCCGGTGTCCTAAAGTCCAGGGGACATATTGACTATGAATCGTTTTTTACGTTACCCGCTTCATGAAGAAGCCGGGGTGGAAGATAAACCGGGCGCAGGTGACGCGCCAAAAATGTACACCGCCGAAGAAGTGCAGGCCCTGATTGAGAAAGAAGTTGCCGGGCTTAAGGCAAACCAGGAAGCGCTACTTAGCGAGAAAAAGGAAGCTGCACGCCGTGCTAAAGAAGCCGAAGAAGAACGGCAGCGTGCACACCAGGAAGCGCTGAAGGCTGCCGGTAAAATGGACGAATTTGAAAAGACGATTCGTAGTCAGTATGAACCTGTACTGAAAGAGAAAGAAGAGCGTTACGCATCTTTAGCTGCGCGTATTCTTGGCAGCGAACGTAAGGCTGTTTTAGGTTCTTTCGCTGGTGATTTTATCACCCCAGAAGCGGTAGAAATCCTGGCACCTTTCGTTAAGACCGAGTTCGACGGTGAAGACGTAGTGACTAAATTCATGGGTGCGGATGGTAATGTTGTTACTACCGACCCTGAGCAGTTCCGCAAATACCTGCGCGAACATAAAGCTTTTTCACATTTGATTAAAGCAAATGCAGCTTCCGGTGGCGGGGCTTCCGGGAATAAAGGCGGCGGGGCCGCACCAGCGTTTAAAGACATGAGTGAAAGCGAGCGTTTAGCGCTCTATAAATCTAACCCTGCCGAATTTGAACGGCAACTTAAAGCCCTGAGGAAATAAATAATGGCAATTACCACTATTGGCGATATCGTAACCGGCAACATCCCTGTACTGGCGTCTTATATGACCGAAGACCCGGTATAGAAAACCGCGTTTTTTGACTCCGGTATCCTCACCCCTACCCCGTATGCGGCTGAGATTGCTAACGGTCCGTCAAACATTGCTAACCTGCCGTTCTGGAAAGCTATCGATACCTCTATCGAACCTAACTATTCGAACGATGTGTATCAGGATATCGCTACTCCGCGCGCTATTCAGACTGGTGAAATGATGGCCCGCGTTGCATATCTGAACGAAGGTTTCGGTCAGGCTGACCTTACTGTCGAACTGACTAGCCAGAATCCATTGCAGTCCGTAGCCTCACGCCTGGATAACTTCTGGCAGCGTCAGGCGCAGCGCCGTCTTATCGCAACAGCACTCGGCCTGTACAACGACAACGTGGCCGCTACCGACGAATACCATGAGCAGAACGACATGGTAGTAGACGTGTCAGCTACTCTTGGCTTTGACGCAGGCGCATTTATTGATGCTACCCAGACTATGGGCGACGCATTGATGGGCAACGGTGGTGAGGTTCTCGGTGCTATTGCAATGCACAGCTTCGTATATGCTCAGGCCCGTAAAGCCCAGCTTATCGATTTCATTCGTGATGCTGAGAACAACACCATGTTCGCTACCTACCAGGGCTATCGCGTCATCGTTGATGACAGCATGACCGTAGTAGGCCAGGGTGCACAGCGCAAGTTCATCTCCATCATCTTCGGTAGAGGCGCTATTGGTTACGGCGAAGGTTCCCCTACAAATCCGCTGGCGTATGAGCGCGAAGAATCACGCGGTAACGGCGGTGGTGTAGAAACGCTGTGGACTCGTAAGACTTGGTTGCTGCATCCGTTTGGTTACAGATTCACCAGCGCAGTAATCACCGGCAACGGCACCGAGACTATCTCACGTTCCGCTAGCTGGCAGGACCTGGCTAACGCAACCAACTGGAATCGTGTAGTAGACCGTAAGCACGTACCGATTGCTTTCCTGGTAACTGGCGTCGGTGCTTAATCGTAGGGTATACTCTTGAGGGACTTCGGTCCCTCTTTTCATTTATACGGAGGCAATATAATGTCAAAGACAGGTAAAGGGCTACCCCGCAGCCTGGTTAACGCGGAACTAGATATTCCCGCTGCAACCACAACGGCAATCGGAGGGGTTAAAAAGTCCGCAACGGTAGCGGCACCTCCGGCGATTAGTGCCGGCAGCGGTGCAGCCGCCGCGGCGGCTCCTACGAAAGAAGAGTTCGATGCACTGGTTACCAACTACAATAAGTTGCGTACAGATGTGACTTCATTGCGCACTGCCGTTACTAATCTGCTAACCGCTCTTAAAAACGCTGGTACTGTATCCTGAGGAGGATAAAAATGGTTGATGTAATTAAACGTCGTATTGTTGGTGTATCTGATGATAGTCCGCAGGATGGGCAGGTTGAGATTGATATGGAAAACGTAATGCCGTTGCGTTTCTCTACCGGTCTCAATGACACTACCGCGGTAACCGCTGGTCAGGCTATCACACTGACCGTGGAACTCGCCGACGGCATGGACCCTAAAACCGTTCAATGGTATAAGGATAATAACGCTATCGCTGGTGCAACCGCTTTGACTTACACTAAGGCCAACTCCGCAGCGGCGGATTCCGGTACTTATAAAGTCGTAGCGCACGACGGTTACGGTAATATCATTTCAGATAGTACGGTAGTTACCGTAAGTTAAATACACGCGGCCTCCGGGCCGCTTTAAGGATTAGACATGACAGATAATTACGTAGTACGGGAACAATACAAAGGTGTGGTCGAGGTTGACGGGCAGTTAGTCCCGATGCGCGAAGAAGCGAACCCGGAAGCATTAATCGAAAATCAGCCAGTGGCCGAAGAACCGCATTACAACGGCGGCGGAGAACCTAAGCAGCGTCGTCGCCGCAAAAGCGTAGAGGAATAATTTATGCCGCTTATCGTGGAAACCGGTCAAGGCATCCCGAATGCTGACTCTTACGTCAGCCTGGAAGACGCGAGGTCCATGGCCTATAAGTACGGTCTTGAGCTGCCAGAAGATGATGCTAAGGCCGAAGCGGCGCTACGCAACGGCGCGGTATACGTGGGGCTTTTTGAATCTCAGATGTGCGGCCGTCGTGTATCCGCAAACCAGGCACTGGCGTACCCCCGAACTGGCGTTACCCTGCATGGGTTCCCTCAGCCGTCTAACGTTATCCCGCCGTTAGTTGTTCAGGCGCAGGTAATGGCCGCGGTTGAATACGGCGCTGGCACCGACGTTCGCGGGTCCACTGACGGGCGCGAGGTGCAGACCGAACGAGTTGAGGGCGCGGTGACCGTGTCCTACTTTAAGAACGGCTATTCAGGCGGGACCGTGAGTATCACGGCCGCCGATGACGCGTTACGCCCCCTCTTATGCGGGAACAATAATGCCTACTCCTTTAATGTTTTCCGGGGTTAATTATGGCTAAAAATAAATCGGAAATATTCGCCCTGATTGACGCTAACTTCCCTGATAACCAGTCCGGGTTAATTACACCTGAAAAGTTGCGCGAAGTTACCACTCAGATGGCAGACTCTATGCTATATGGTGTCAAGGAAGTGGAGCTACTTCGTGCATCGTCCGCGGATATTCAGGCACCTACTACAACCGGCACGGCATTAACTGTAGCCTTTGGTGGTGCGCAGAAAACAAGCGCCGATCCTGTAATGATTAGCGCTTCCGGGGTAGTTACGTTCAACGTCGCTGGTAACTACGCTATCCGTGTTAAGTTACAGGCCGGTCGCACCGGGGCGAGCGGAACATCCATCCTTCTGTCGCGTGTTATTCTCGCTGGTGCGCAATTCGGATCACCCGCCGCGACTAAACTGGTGAGTGCGGAATCCACAATCCCCATTGAATCCCGTGTAGTTGTGAATGCCGCAGCCGGGCAGACTTTTACGGTAGAGATTATGCGCGACGCCGCCGGTTCTAACTTTGGTGGACTGTACCCACAAGCGGCAACGGTTACTTCCTGGGGTGTAGCTCCATCCGCATTGCTGGTCATCTCAAGACTGGAGGGTGTGTAATGGGCACCGCTTTTAGTAAACGGATGCAAGGAGTAGGTACTCGCCTACTATCAAAATACGGCAGCACGGTAACTTTGGTGCGCAAAGGCCAGAAAACATGGGACCCTGTTTTAGGGGAGCACGTGTGGGGGCCTGACGTCGTACTCCCTCTTAAAGCGGTTCCTGTACCTGTTAATGCCGGTGTTGTAAACGGGACCACCATTCAGGCCGGGGACATGATGGTTAAAGCGGATTACAGCGTAGTGCCAAAGATGGATGACAAGGTTCGGTTTAGCGGTGAACAATGGTCTGTAGTTGCTATTGAGAAGAAGATGGTTAACGATGACGTTGTGGCATACTTTATTCAGGTGAGAAAATGAGTTTTGCGCTTGATGTGTCCAAGTTCGTGGAAAAGGCTAAGAAGAATCCTGAAAAGGTAATTCGTCAGGTTTCTATAAAGTTGTTTTCTGCGATTATCAAAGCGAGTCCCGTAGATACCGGGCGATTTCGTATGAACTGGATGGCTTCAGGAAGCACCCCCGCCGATGGAACTACGGACGCTACTGATAAATCCGGCAACACAGCAACCGGTAAAGTTACAAGTTTCGTTCTAAATGCTGCTGACTGGCACACCTTCACCCTTACTAACAATTTGCCGTATGCGCAACGTCTGGAGTACGGTTGGTCTCAACAGGCCCCGCAAGGATTCGTTAGAGTTAACGTTAGCAGGTTCCAGCAACTATTAAATGAAGAAGCCTCTAAGGTGAAATAATGGCAACATATTTTGAGGACTTAACGAAAGCATTCGACACGGCGCTGGTGACGTTCGGCATGGACAACGACATCAAGGTCGCATTAGAGAACATCGATGCGCCGACGTCTACAGACGCACCGTATATCGCGAGTTATATGCTGTTGTCTGATACAGAACAAGCCGACTTGTTCTGGACTGAACAACGAGCAGGTGTTTACCAAGTGGACATTAACGTCGGGTCGGCCCTAGGTAGCGCTCCTCTCAACCGATTAGCTGATAAGATAAATGCTACCTTCGCCGCTGGTAACTGTTTTAGTCGTAACGAAATCTGTGCTGAGGTACAATCAGTAAGCCTCGGTCCTCTTATTGTTGAGAATGGATGGGCGAAGAGGCCTCTCTCAATTAATTTCATAGCCTTTACAGCGAGGATTAGATAATGGCGTTACAACCATATAAGGGCGCGATGACCGCGCAATTTTACGTTCTTGAGACGACGCCGGGTGTGACGCCCGATAATCCGGTATGGCAGCCGCTCCGCAACACCGGTGGCATTCCGGCCGTAACGCGCGACGCCCTCATTTCCAACGAGCTCGACGGCAGCCGTGAAACATCGTCCATCCGCACCGGCAACCGTCAGGTAACAGGTGAATACACTATTGAACTGAGCGCGACCAGTCAGGACGAGCTGTTGGCCGGTGCGATGACTAGTTCATGGGTGGCCGGGTCAACTCTATCAGGCATTGGTATCACCGTAGACCCAGCAGCGAAAACTTTTACACGCGCTACCGGTAGCTTTGTGACAGACGGCGTTGAAGTAGGCGACCTGGTGCAATTCGATGGTTTGTCGGGTAATAACGATAAAGCTTTCCTCGTTACCGCAGTAACCGCTACAGTCGTAACCGGTGCGGGTATCCAGCATACCCTTACCGCCGAATCCGACGTCCAGGCCGATTTGCGTATCGCAGATAAACTGGAAACCGGTAACTTGTGTAAGACATATTCGATTCTTACGTGGTTGAAAGGTAAGTGCGGAAACCCGGATTCATACATCGTAACCCGTGGCGTCGAGTTTACCGGGTTCACTATCGAACAGGCTGTTAACGCGATGGTGACAGGTTCATTCCCGTTCATCGGCTTGAATCAGGAAATTTTACAAGCACCGCCGAGTGGTTCGGACTTCACGACCAATTTTAGCGCCCGCCCGTTTGCATCGGTTGATGTATCTGCTTACGACGGTGCCGCGCCGCTTAAACTTATCGACACGTTTACTATTACTAACGACAACGGCGCATCCGCACAGTTTGAGTTAGGGAATACTAGCGTGGCATTTGTTGGGCGCGGTCGTGCTGCTAACACTTTCTCGCTGGCGGGTAAACTGTACGACCTTACGTTATTGAATAAATTCCTGGATGAAACAGAAATGGAGGTATCTTCGGTTCTTGATGGTCCTGATGGCGCAATGAGTTTCACGCTTAAACGCGCTTCACTGACGTCAGCAACTCCTGAAATCGGCGGCCCTGAGTCTATCACCCTTTCTCTTGGGGGGCAGGCAACCGGCGACCAGTTCCAGTCATCAATTGTTATCCAGCGCATTAAGTACGCCTAATAAAAAGGCCCCTTTCGGGGCCTTAGTTTCATTCTTCGAGGTTGCTCAGGTATAGCCGGTATTTATCCAGACTCTCCATCGCCTCACGTAGGTCAGTATCGGCGTCTTTATGGCCCCGCAAACCAGTACACAACAGCTTCTTCAAAGCGTGCTGTAGCGCAGGGTCACGTATGTCGAAGGCCCTCAGAACGTCGTAGACGTCACAGGTGATGCTATCACCCTCGGTGTTTGTCATTGTACGGTTGTATTTGTTTGTCATAAATCAAGGTCCTCTCCTAAAAGCACAGCCGCAGAAACTGCCACACAACCTACATATAGAATACGACATTCTACAGCAGTAAGTCCGGTAATACCTTTGTATACATTAACGAACACCGATGCGTCCATAATGATAAATAGCAGTATCAAACCGATGGCAAACGCAATAGTTACCAGCGCCGCAACGATTAACATCGGCATTAATACGAAAATCCACAGGATTCTTGTCACCCCAGCATCTCCGGTGAAATGGTTAAACGTGCGACCTCACCATATTCGGCGCTATAAGTAATTACATTTGCACTCCGACCTGACATCCAACCCCCTCGCGATGCGTAGGCGTCTTTCGCCGCTAAGGTGCGGTGTTGTTCGACAATCATATTACGGCTTTCTACAATCTTCTGGTGGTGGAGGTGGCCTACGTGTGCATAGCTATAAACACTCTCACCGAACGCTTTGCGGAATTTGGCAATCATAACCGGTTCGATAGCGTCAAATCTGGCTTTATGGCCATGATGAAAGAACAGTGTTGTTTTGCCGTGTTGCACCATCTTGTACACATCCGGGGACGTATCCACAAATACGCGAGGCTCGTTGTCGTACAGCGTGTTGAACATCTCGGCCAACCAAATCATGCCTGATTCGTCGTGGTTCCCTTGTACAATGAGCAGGCGGACTGATTGATGTTTAACCAACGCCATATTAACCACGCGCCGAACCATACGAATCATATAGCGCACCAACTTCTGGTAACGTGTATCCGCATCTAACACATGGCCACTTGCGGGCGTAACGGCGTCAAGGCTGTCGAAGTGTGCGAAGTCCCCTAAGAGATTAATAACACCCACACCGGCATCCGGCGCTTTCTGAAATGCCGCGTCGAACCATTTAGAGAAAAGGTCTTCCGCAATCTTCATATCCCAGTCATCGCCGCTCTCATCCGCCCAGGCCAGCATACCTAAATGAAAGTCAGAAACAGTGTAAAGATTTAGTAACTTCTCGTTCAGTCGCTTTTTAGGGGGAGGGACCGCAGAAACCGGCGTAATATCAGACTTCATCCCGTCGATGACCGCACGCATTAATTCTACCTGACGTTCAGCATCAGTATCGGTTTTCACCCATTGAAGTTTCGTGTTACCGAACTCATCTACCAGCGACGACGTACCTTTAATCTTATACCCATCGGGCACAAGGTGGCTTACGTCACGCCCGTGGCCAACTCCTTTCTTTGCCAGGCGCGCGGAACGAAGCTGAACATTACGGCGGGACATATTGTACTTTTTAGCTATTTCTGTGGGGCCGAGGCCAGCATTTAGCTCCTGCTGCAACTGTTCATCTGTTATTTTGCGAGTGACCATGCTTATTTCCTGATTGTTTAAGACAAATCTGATTCTAATAATGAAAGTTTAATTTAGCCAGATTATTTACTGTTAACGTTTGAGTTGCAGGCCCAGATAAGAGCACCTACCCACGGCAGTAGAATCCACCCCAGTAAAAGATTGCATACGAAGATTCCTAGTTTAGCCTTGTGGTTGCGCAGTAACGCTACCAGGAACGGGATAAAATAAAGAAACGCGATGATACCGATAGAAATTCCCATGTTCTTAGCCTCATATTGTTTGGTTGACGTAAGGATAATAGGCCACTATTAACGGTTATGCAAGCTATTTTGTTATTCTTATCTGGCGTCTACGGTCGCACCGGAAAAGCGGGTGGTTCCCGCCTGACGCAACTAACCAACCAGTAACCGACTAACCAAAGGGTATTACTATGAAACTTAGCGATTTTTACTACGAAGCAGAAGCCGAGAAAGGCACACGAATGCCAATTCCTCTAAAAGATGGCACCGATTCCGGGGAATGGTTGAATGTGGTTTCGCCGGAGGCGGATGCCGCGGTTAAGGCTATGCGCGCCTTCACGATGGCATACCGCGCAGCGTTAGGTAAGTTGAAACCATTACGTGATAAATGTGAAGAAGCGAAAGACTTTTCCGAATATAACATGAAGATGGAAGACGCCGCCGCCGCCCTTAACCAGCAATTAGCGGGCGAACTTGTAAACGGCTGGAGTCTTGATGACGAGTTTACTAAGGAGAATCTTAAAACCCTTCTTACCCAATACAAGCGCCTGGCGGAGCATGTAGTCGTATTCCACCACGAACAGCTACGGCAATTGCAGGAAAAGTAGACGCGTTGTTTCAATTCGCCCGATGGAACTTCATAACCCGCCACGAAAGGCGCAAGTTTGACAGTATAGCCGACGGGCATAAAGCCGCGCTTATCGCTATGGGGGTAATCGAGGACGCGGAAGAAGCAACGCTGGACACCGGGCCGGAATGCCCCCCTGAACTACTCACCACTTTTGAAAAGTATCGTGATGTTAAATTCACACGCCGTGTGGACGATGATGGGGTGAAGCTATACCCAAGAGAGCAACTTAGCTGGTCGGATTTAGTGGCGTATAGCTCTATTTCAGGTCAGAATATAGGGATGTTTGAATCCGAAATTATCATGGGCTTAGACGCCATTTTTGAGGGTAGAAACGATGGCTGATGTAGCTAGCTTAGTAGTAAAAGTAACCGAACAAGGCGCGAAAGCCACATCAGACCGTCTTGATAATCTCTCTAAATCTGCGAAAGTTGCGGGGGCCGCGGTAACTGGCCTGGCTGCCGTTGTCGCAGCTACAGCATATAAAGCGGCGCAGGAACTAGTCGAGTCACAACGGCAACTCGACAAGATGTCCGCCAGCCTGAAAACACTAACGGGAAGCACGCAAGGCGCAAAGCAAGCCCTGAGTATCTTACAGGACTTCGCCCGCGACACCCCTTACGGACTTGAACAGGCTGTTGAAGGATTCCGTAAGCTGGTAGCTCTAGGCCTCACTCCATCAGAAGAAGCGCTCCGCTCTTACGGCAATACCGCATCGGCGATGGGTAAAGACCTTAGCCAGATGATTGAAGCGGTTGCGGATGCGAGTACCTTCGAATTTGAACGCCTGAAAGAATTCGGCATCAAGGCCAAGCAGAACCAAAAGGATATCGAATTCACCTTCCAGGGGACAACCACTGTAGTTAAGAAAAATGCCGCAGATATTGAGCAGTATCTTCTTAACATAGGTAACGTGAACTTCGCAGGCGCTATGGCCGACCAGGCGAACACGCTCAATGGTGCTATTGCGAGCGCAGAAGACTCGTGGTCTCAGTTGAAGATGACCCTTGCCACTAGTCTCGATGTAGGGTCACTGGCGGAACCTTTACGCTATGTTGATGACCTGATACAGGAGATAAATTCTCAGGTAGCATCAGGTGAGTTTGTCGCCGAGATGAAGATGTGGGGTGACATGGCGTCGGAGGTCGGCGGTGCTATAGAAGCTTCATTCGACGCCGCCTTCGGGATGGTTGGTGATGCCCTAAACGCTTTAAACTCCGCCTGGACATATACCAGTGAAAGCATCACCGGGAGCGGAGAAGAAACAGCTTCTACGATAGCCGAAGCAGCGGCGGACGCCCTGGACTTCATCGCTCAGGAATTCACGGCGATGGAGCGGTTTTTTGAAGATATGGTTAAGGGCGCTCAAGATGCAGGGCGCCTTGTAAAAGCGGCATTGACTCCTGGTGAGTCAGTGGCCGAGGCCAAGAACCTTAACTTCCAGTTAGCCCTTGCTATGGATACTCAAAGGGGCGTGACTGACCTGACACGGAAAAGTTTCCGCGAACAGGTAGAAGCGCAGGAAGACCTCATCGCATTGAAGCGTGCCGCTTACGACATTGATAAAGAAGCAGCTAAGGCTGAAGGTCTGGGTAAGTTTAAGGTATCTGGCAAGGGTGGAGACTCTACCGATGATGCCGCGAGCAAAGCTGCCAAGAAAGCCGCCGATGCATTCGAACGCCAGAAGAAAGCCGCGGAGGATTTCTATTATCAGTCGCTCCACCTTAACGACGACGTATTCCAGAAGATACAGGCTAACCAGGAAGAGCAACTTACTAAGCTACAGGAGTTTTACGGTAACCGTCTCCTCAGCGACCAACAGTATGAAACCGCTAAAACGCAGATTATGCTTGAGGCGAATACAGCCCGTCAGACCGAGTTGGAAAAACGTGAGAAAGAGCGCCAGGAAAAACAGTTCTCCGCGGATGCGTATGTCGCTCAGATGCAAGCCCTTGCCGAAGGAGAGTTCGCTGAGTTAGACCGCCAGTATGAGGTTAAGCTACAAAAACTTAATGATTTCCATGCTCAGGGTTTAATTGCGGAAGAAACCTACCAGCAAACGTTAAGCGCTATGGACGAGTCTTACTCCCTCGACCGGGCGAAGGCGACCGGCGCGGCTTTCGGTAACATGGCGAGCAACATCGGGTCTGCACTGGGGGAAGCGTCCACCGCCTACAAGGCATTCGCAATCGCTCAGGCGACAATCGCCACGTACACGTCAGCAGTGGAAGCTTACAAATCAACGGCGGCCATACCGGTAGTCGGGCCGTATTTAGCGCCGGTGGCGGCGGCGGCTGCCGTGGCGGCTGGTCTTGCCAACGTAGGTAAGATTCGCTCCGCGCGCGAGCAGGGTGGTAACCTCGCCGCAGGGCAGATGTCTACTATTGCTGAACGCGGTAAACCGGAAGTAATCATGCCCGCCAGCGCATCACGCGTCCGCACAGCGGAGCAGATGCGACAGATTATGGGGGAGAGCGGCGCTAAATCCGGCGGAGATAATGTTACTATCGTGAACAATACCACCGGAAGAATTGATTCGGCTGCAACAGAACGCGATGACGAAGGACGTTTACGTATTATAATCAGTGAAACCGTAAGTTCAGCGTTGCAGGATAGTAACAGCGCCATTTCTAAGTCACGTCGCGCTACACGCGGCCAACCAGGATATTGATATGAGCGATTACCATTTCCCGGCCTCTTTGAGGCCTATAGTATCGAAAGGCTACTCGATGACCCGCGGTAACAACGTGTGGCGGGTAGACCTGGCCGGTGGCGGAGTTCGACAGGGACGAGACACCTATTTTGACGTGTTTCCAATTAACGTTACCCTGGTCGTATCGCCGTTGGGGCGGCAAGCATTCCTCAGCTTCATGGAGAAAGTAGACGGTGGCGCATCCAGTTTCTGGATGAAACACGACCTTGGCCAGGGTATTGACGATTACCAGGTAACGTTAACATCCACGTGGAACGAGTCCACAGATGACGGAAAGAATTGGGTAATCACCTTCACGGCCACCGCTGAGAAGTCACCATTCCAGGAAGCCAGCAACGCTTGTCTTAACCAGAACCTACCAGATTTGTACGGGTGCTATGGTGATTGCCTTGGCGAATTCCTTAAAACCTACGGAGTGTATCAGACTACATTCCCGAGAATATGGGACCCCATGCAATGAGTCAGGAATCAGTAGAAGCGGCATACCGGCGTAAGCTGGCGTCCAATCCAGACGGTGAAATGGATTTTATTACTCTTGAGATATACCACCCACTTCTTTCGAAACGGTGGTTACTCGTGCGCGGGGCTGACGATTTAACAGCTACTCTTGAGACCGGGGAGGTCGTGACGTTCGAGGGTACGCCGATGGAGGCTAAGAACGCCGCCAACAATAACGATATGGACCAGACCGCGTCCTTTTCGCTTCCGGATGTGCTTAACATACTGGATGAGGAAATGGACCGTATACCTTACGATAACAAGGAACTGCCTAAATTCATCTTCCGTCGCTATGTGAGTACGGACCTATCCTATCCATGCGACGGCCCGGTGGTTTATGAGTTGCAAACACTCACACAAGAAAAAGGTGTATTTACGGCGGAAACTGGTACGCCGATGCTTAACCAACGGGCTACCGGAATCCGGATGACACCAGAAGAAATACCTTTACTCCGCGGGATACTGACATCGTGAATATTAATGATTACACTGGCCTGCCATATGACTTCCGTCGTCGTAATTGCTGGCATCACGTCCGCAACGTCCGCGCGGACGCTGGGTTATCAACTCCAATGTTTGACGTCACCAGCCCAACGGCAATAGGTGCGGCTTTCGACGACGGCCACGCTAATCCGAAAGGCCTAACCCGTGCGTTTCACCCCCAGAATTTTGATGCGGTCTTGCTGGGCGTAAAACATAGGGGGCGAATAGTGTGGCACGCTGGGGTATATTACGAAGGAATGGTTAGCCACTGTGAGCTGGCGTCCAGACAGGTTAGACTGGATAGTCTGGAAGACCTTAAAGATACTTATTCGGAGATTGAATTTTGGCGCTAGTAATCCACTATACCCGTAACGAAGACGGCACATTTGACGTTAAACGTTATCGCGATAATCCGATGAACTTCGTCGTGAACCACGTTCCCGATGGGGTGCCGGTTCGCGTTTTCATCGACGAAATCGGAGAAGATAACGATGTAACAGAAGACTTCGAAGCACTGAAAGAAAACGCGACTTTCCACATTGTGGAATCTGCCGGTGGTGGCGCTATTAAAGGCGTCATGAAGATTTTTAGCGTTGTCCTTAAACCGCTAGCGAAACTATTATCGCCATCCGTGAAAGGGGCGTCATCTAACCTTGCGAACTCGCAGGCGGATTCCCCAAACAACAGTCTCACTGACCGTAACAACAAGGCGCGCCCGTACGAACGCAGCTACGACATCTGCGGAACGGTGCAAACTATCCCAAATAACCTTATGTCTACGTATAAGGTGTTTAACGCCGCTGGTAAAATTGTAGAGTACGGCTATTACGACGCCGGGCGTGGATACCTCGACATACACCCGGAAGGTATAACGGACGGGGATACCCGTGTATCGGATATAACAGGTACGTCGGTTGCCGTGTACGCCCCATATACATCGCCCAATAACACATCTACACCGCAGGTCATGGTTGGGGACCCCATAGAGCAAGGCCTATACATTACCGTAGAATCTAACGAAGTTGACGGCGTGGTTCTTAAAGCACCGAACGGTCTGGGCATTTCTTTCTCTTACATGTCCGGGTATCCGTCTTTGTCTGGAAACATTGGCACGATATATGACCCAACAGGTGGTTCGGATTTTTCTGGGGTGTTGGTGCCTAATGATACATTTTCGCTGGTGTCAGCGTGGACAAATACGGACGTCGACCTATCCGGCGGCGGGTATCAGGTGTTAAGCGTATCCGAAGGGACCGTTACCTTTATAGTGCCCGGTGGCCTCATTGGTAGGTGGCAAGAAATAAGACCCGGTTCATTTTTCCGCGGTGATGGAGAGGCCTCGCTACAACCAGACAACACGTATGAGAAAACATTAACCGATTGGGTTTCAATAAACCGTACCGAGGTTGAGCGCATCGTAGCCAATATCGCCGCTGCGAACGGCATGTATAAAGACAACGGCAAGTCAAAAACACTGGCATACGTTACCGCTGAGATACAGTACCAGCTACTCGATGAAAATAGCGTTCCTTACGGTCCGATATACACCGCGCAAGGAACCGTGTCCGGACGCACCCCAGACTATAACGGCGTCACTATTTACGCTGACCTGCCGGTTGCGTCGCGGGTGAGGGTGCGCGCCAGGAGGGTTACGGACCTGGACTTTAATTTCGAGGGGTCTGTGGTTGATGAAGTAACGTACGTTAACTTGTACGGGCAAACACGCGATAACACTCCGCACTACGGCAACAGAACTACCGTACACTCGATGCGCAAGCAGACCCCGCGTGCCGCGGAAGTAAAGCAACCGCAGTTGCGCATGATTGCTACTGAAATGGTGTACAAATACCTCGGTAATGGTGTTTTTGAAGACACGATGACCCCCAATACGCAAGCCGTGCAATCTCTTATCCGCCTGGCGCGTGATCCGGATGTGGGGGGTTTAAACCTGACGGTACGCAACATGGATAAGTTACTTGCTGTGCAGAACGAGGTCGAAGCGTATTTTGGCGACAAACAGGCTGGAGAATTTTGTTACACGTTTGATGACTATAAAACCACCATGCAGGACATAGTTAGTACTATAGCAGACGCCATATTCTGCGCCCCATATCGGCGTGGGGCGGATATCCTTCTCGATTTTGAGCGCCCTCGCATGGGCCCCGAGATGGTGTTCACCCACCGAAGCAAGGCCGGTACTTCTGAAAAGTGGACCAGAACATTTAACGATTCTCAGGTTTTTGACAGCCTTAAATTCTCGTACATAGACCCTAAGACGAACGTCAAAGAGACTATAACCATACCCGAAACCGGGGGCCTTAAAACGGAGACTTACGACTCAAAAGGAATCCGCAACTATAAGCAGGCTTTCTGGGCGGCAAACCGTCGCCACCAGAAGAACATTTTAAAGAAAATTTCGGTGTCGTTTACCGCCACTGAAGAGGGTATTTTTGCCCTTCCGAATCGTGCCGTTAGTGTGGTTAAGGGTTCGCGTATGTCTACTTACGACGGCTACGTAACCGCGGTTAACGGTCTTACCGTAGAGCTATCCCAGCCGGTTAAGTTCACATCCGGAGATGACCATTATTTGGTTCTGAAGTTACGTGATGGCGGAGTCCAAAGTGTTCGTGTTGTCCCTGGCGCACATGACCGACAAGTAATTATGACGTCTGTGCCGCAAGAAGCCATTTACACTGGTAATAGCGCTTTGAAAACTGAATTTTCATTCGGCAACGAAGCAAGGCATAATGCTCAGATGATTCTTGTTTCTACGGTAGACCCTGGCGATGACAGAACAGTCAAAATAACCGGGTTTAACTATGACAAGGATTTCTATAAGTTTGACAACGTGCCTCCTTTCGGTCGTGCGTTCTCCAGCGGATTCGATAACGGTTTTAACTAAGAGGATAGCCATATGTCCAGCGGTTGCGGTGATGTATTGTCACTTAATGATTTACAAATAGCTAAAAAACACCAGATTTTCGAAGCCGAGGTGATCACCGGTAAACAAGGCGGTGTAGCTGGTGGTGCGGATATCGACTACGCCACTAACCAGGTAACCGGGCAGACGCAGAAGACGCTTCCCGCAGTCTTACGTGATGCTGGTTTCTCCCCGGCATCTTTTAACTTTACGACCGGGGGTACTCTCGGCGTAAACGACGCGGATAAAGCGGTTCTTTGGCCGAAAGAAGATGGCGGGGACGGTAACTATTACGCATGGCGTGGCCCCCTGCCGAAAGTTATCCCTGCGGCGTCGACACCTCTTACGACGGGCGGCATTTCGGATTCCGCTTGGGTCGCGTTCGGAGATATTACCTTTCGCGCGGAAGCGGATAAGAAATTTAAATACTCCGTTAAGCTGTCCGACTTTACTACGTTACAACAATTGGCGGATGCCGCCGTTGATAGCGTTCTTATCGACCGCGATTACACTTTCAGTAATAACGAGACCGTTAACTTCAGCGGGAAGACCCTGACCATCGACTGTAAAGCGAAGTTTATCGGCGACGGAAACCTGGTATTTACGCAATTAGGTAAAGGTTCCATTGTAATAGCCCCCTTTATGGAGAGTGCTACAACGCCGTGGGTGATTAAACCGTGGACCGACGATAATCAGTGGATAACCGACCCCGCGGCAATCGTGGCCACACTTAAACAGTCTAAAACAGATGGATACCAGCCGACGGTAAACGATTACGCCAAGTTTCCTGGTATAGAATCCCTTCTCCCTCCGGAAGCTAAAGGGCAAAGCATATCTTCTACCCTGGAAATTCGGGAATGTACAGGCGTCGAGGTTCACCGGGCGAGTGGTCTTATGGCGTGTTTCCTGTTCCGCAGATGCCATTTCTGTAAGATGGTAGACGCTGACAACCCGAGCGGCGGAAAAGATGGCGTAATTACCTTTGAAAACCTGAGCGGCGATTGGGGCAAGGGTAACTATGTTATTGGCGGGCGCACAAGTTACGGTTCGGTAAGTAGCGCTCAATTCTTACGAAACAATGGCGGTTTCGCGCGCGATGGCGGGGTCATCGGGTTTACTTCGTATCGTGCGGGGGAAAGTGGTGTTAAGACGTGGCAAGGTACGGTAGGTTCTACGACCTCTCGTAACTACAACCTGCAATTCCGGGATTCAGCAGTGCTATACCCTGTATGGGACGGCTTCGATTTAGGCGCAGATACTGACATGAACCCCGAAGATGACCGCCCAGGGGATTTCCCCATTTCTCAGTACCCGGTACATATGCTCCCATTAAACCATTTGATAGACAATCTATTTGTTAGAGGTTCGCTGGGGGTAGGTTTCGGTATGGACGGGCAAGGTCTGTATGTCTCTAACATAACCGTCGAGGATTGCGCTGGTTCTGGGGCTTATATTCTTGCCCACGAAACAGTATTCACTAATATCGCAATAATCGACACCAATACTAAAAACTTCCCTGCGAACCAGATATATATCTCGGGGGCCTGTCGTGTAAACGGCCTTCGTTTGGTCGGCATCCGTTCAACTACCGAACAGGGCATGACGGTAGACGCACCTCACTCCACTGTAAGCGGAATAACGGGCTTCGTGGACCCCTCAAGGATTAACGTAGCCAATTTGATGGAGGAAGGTCTTGGTAACTCTCGCATAAACAGTTTCAATAATGATTCTGCGGCGCTTCGGTTTCGTATTCATAAACTGTCAAAAACCCTTGATAGTGGGTCCGTGTACTCCCACATTAACGGCGGGCCAGGTTCTGGCTCAGCATGGACAGAAATTACCGCTATTTCGGGGTCATCGCCGGATGCCGTGTCATTAAAAATAAACAGGGGCGATTATCGCGCGGTTGAAATACCGGTAGCGATGTCTGCCCTACCGGACAACGCTGTCAGGGATATCGGGTCTATCTCAATGTATTTAGAGGGTGATAGCCTGAAGGCGTTAGTTAGGCGGGCCGATGGAAGCTATACAAGATTAACTTTGGCATAAATAGTAAAGGCCCCGTAAGGGGCCTTAATTTATGATAACAGAACCACAGCAGCGATAAGTAAAGCGACCGCAGCCAATCCGTAGCCTATTAAAAAGCATTTCGCACCAATTGAGTATTTCATTTAGCGCCCCTCTCTTTGTCAACTTCCTGTTGTTCTAGTAGCCAGTCAAGTTGCGCGTTAGCAGCGTCTCTTTGCTGCCGTAGCCGTAAAACCTCTTCTTCGAGTTCCCTGATACGTTTTATTTCTCGCTTTAATTGCATAGCTAGAAGTTGCTCGCGGGAATTAATGGCGTCTTTTATCAATTCGTTGCAAGCGTCGATATCAAACTCATTATTCATCTCTTACCTCGTCTCTTCATATAATTAAGCAACTCTTCCTGGACAGATTTTTTCTCGTCCGTACGCGCGGCAACGACCTCATCCAGCGTGTCTTTAGCGACTATGTGATACAGGAACACTGGACGCTCGTGGCCAGCCTGTTTCTGGCGTACAGGACCTATACGCTCGACAACCTGCAAATAGTGCTCCAGGTTCCAGCCTTGCGAAATAAACGCCAGATGATGCCCGCCGTCCTGTAAATTCAAACCATGGCCCGCCGATGCAGGGTGCACGCACAAAATCTCGATTTCCCCGCGGTTCCAAGATTCCATCTGCTTATTACCCTTAGCACCTTTCGCAAACGCCTGCGCCTGGGGGAATCGCCTAAGAATGCGCTCAAGTTCGTGCTTGAACTGATAGGCCACCAGCAGCGGCGCACCCTGCAACTCCTCGACAATGGACTCTAACGCATCGAGTTTCGCGTCGTGCACTTTCTCCCAGTCTTTCGTTGCTTCACCATCCGGCCCCGACACATACACGGCACCGGAAGCAATCTGCAAGCACTTAGCCGTTTTAGCGGCGGCGTTAGCCGCTTCAACTTCTCCGCTCTCCAGTTCCGCGAATAACTTCTCCTCCATATCGATGTAGGCTTGACGCGCTTTCTTCGGCAGGTCAATCTCAACCGGTACAATAACCGGTGCTTCACAACCGAACCACTCGGCGGCATCAATGGTAAGGCTGATATCCTTCATCTTCTGGTGAATCTCGTTATCCGCGCCTGGGCGAGCATGGTACTCCCGCGCCATCGCAGATTTGCCTTTCTGTACCGAGTTAAACCATCTATCGGTAAAGGCCGTGTATGAAGACCCAAGGCGTTCACCCGCGTCGATGAACCAGTTCTGACCCCACAAGTCTTTGAGGCCGTTTGGTGATGGTGTACCGGTCAGGTTAATGAAACGCTTAACTTTACCGAACGCCACCTTACTAAGCGCCTTTGCCCGCTTGCTACCGCCTGAACGGCTGCGGAAAGATTTCAGTTTCGTGCTCTCATCGGCCACGATAACAGTAAAAGGCCAGTCGTCTTTGCCGTAGTAATCAATCAGCCACTCGATAACTTCGTAGTTAGTGCACACCACATTAGCGTCCGACTCCAGCGCCGCTATGCGGCGCTTCTCCGAACCGGTTGCATCGATGACACGAAGGCAAGGGAACCCCCACTTAGTTTGTTCCGCGGGCCACGTACCCGACGCAACACGCAACGGGGCGAGGATTAATACCCGGTCTTCTTCTGTTAGCTGCCCGTTGCGAAACAGGCGGTTTAATGCCCACAGTACGCTGCCAGTCTTCCCGGCACCCATGCTTGCCCATATGTTGCAGCGATGGTGTCGCAACATGAACGAAGTCATTAGCTTTTGGTATTCGCGCCTTTGAAACTTATTCATTTCGCCACCAATACAAGTTCCTTCCGCCCGAACGCCGTAACGTTACCCGTTACATCTTCGATAACCAGTTTACCGTTCGACTCGACGAACACAGTATCAACGGCAACAGGCTGGCGTGTCTTAACGTTGAAAATCATGTCACCCGGTACGATGTCACGTGCTGGTTTGCGGTCATATTCGTATTTCATTTCTCAATTCCTTATCAGTACATTAATTCGTTTATTTTCTTATCCAGAGATTCTTTTGAGTAAAAGAAACCCATGTGTCTTCCTTTAAATACGAGCCTGTACACATTTTCCCCGTCTTCGGTAATAGAAAGGAAAACCTTACAACTAGTTCGGAACTCTCTTACTTTGTCACCAAACGCCAATTGCTCCCATTTTACTAAAGGAAATTCTTTTAACATATTAGTGTACAAGTCATTCGCGGTAGCCACTAAACCTGCATCTAACAGTACGGCGATTCTCTGTGCGTAATCTAAAAGGACCTTATTCATTTCTCAATTCCTTATATTGTTGGTGTAGGGCTAACTATAATAGTTCGCTATTAGGTCGTCAACCTGTTTAAACGAACCAACGACAAAAACATTTGCGCCACGTTTACGCATACGCTCGTGCTCGCGTAACTGGTGGGGGTCTGGCTTCGTGTTTTCGTCTTTCTTAACCTCGACGAACCAGACGATGTCACCGGGGAGGATTACCAGCAGGTCGGGAGCGCCGGAGCGCGCCTCATAAGACAGTTTACGAACGAGGCCACCAATAGCCTCGAATCGCTCTTTTGCGTATTTCTGAATCTTTCCTTCCGGGGTCATGAGCGCAGAACCCCGGTAAGGAAAGCCCCGCCCAGAACGGCAACGCCAACAAACTTAAAGAACAGGCCATAACAGAACACCGCGGCTATTCCCGCACCGAGCAACAGTGCGAGCATGGTTACGATTACCCAAAACACAAACATCGTCATAATATGCACCCCTCGCGTTTCGTGTGTTCAATACCGCAGCGAGGACAGATTCGGCAGTCTTCTTCCCGGAAATAATATATAATCAGTTTACTTAGCATACCGTTTTAACTCCGCACCTTCCGCTACAAGAGGAAAACCTTCAGCCCATTCTGGCAATGCACACATTAGTTTTTCCAATTCCGCTACCGTGTAATAAGGTGTATCCGGGGTCTCGCATACCAGTTCATCATGAACCGAAAGAACTATAGGGTACCCGCCAGCCTCAACATTAAGCATTGCGTAGGCCAATAAGTCACGACAAAACGCCTGAACGATGTTCTCACAAGCCTTTCCGCCGTGTGTGTACAGGGTAGTCCACTGCCGTGTTAACTGGTTCTCGCCCTGGTACTTAATTCTTACATTGGTGTTTACCCGCCCGTCTTCGTCGGTTTCCTTTGTCACGCTGACGCCTATTCCTGGATATGATAGGATTCGCCCCGACGGCAGCTCCATGCATAGCCACCATCCTGGGATGTTTCTACCGGATGAATCAGTTTCTACTGTTCTCCAGATACGGATAGCTCTTTCACCGTTGCTTCGGATATTTGCGCCCGCCCAGAAATCGCGGCCAGGATTACGTACTGCGGCAAGAATACCGTCTTTAAGGTCGCACCAGAAAGCTACGGTTTGCGGGTGCGATTCACGCCACATACGTTTAATAGCATCACATGTACGCCATACTTTCTTATCGAGAATATACGATGGACGGTCATCCTTCTCCCCCGGACGCGGCGGCCGTTTTGCCTCCTGTATACGCGCCCACTCATACCCGCGAGCGGTAGCGGCCCAGATATGGTCGGGGAAAGTTCCGGCCATTGTTTTGGCCATCTCAATAAGGTCAAGACCTAAGTTTTTGGCGAATGTAACGAACGCTCCGACGCCACCCTCATAGCCGAGGCCAAGCTCGCAAGCTTTTCCTATCTGTCTGATATCCTTAAAGTTTTTCTTAATATCATCTGGATCCATGCCGAACATCTTTCCTGCCGTTACGCAGTATATATCAAGACCCGCGCGGAAAGTATCAAGAGCTGTTTCTTCCCCGGACAGGAAGGCAAGCCCTCGCCCTTCAACGTTGGAATAGTCCGCAACAACAAACTTACACCCGTCTTCCGGGATTATACAGCTGCGGACAGTGGATGCCGTTAGCTTGGCCACATCAAAACGGCGGTGTGCACGGCCTTTAAGTAATGCGGAAATACCCTTATCAAGTTCATCGTCGTGATAATATCCGCGCGCCAGGTTCTGAGGCTGAAAACCTTTCCCGGCCCATCGCAGTGTTCGCTTCGCTCCGCCGTATTGCAGACAACCTCGACGGCGGTCATCGGAAGAACGACCTAACAGCAACGGCGCGTATTTCGTCGATGCGGTGGAAGCAGCCCCGAGACGCATCTCGATAATAGTGCGCGCATCGTCCGGTAAATCCTCATCTGCCAGCAAGTCGTTAAGCGTCGACTTCTGTGCGTTGTGGATGCGGTGTGCCGGTGCTAGTTCCTGTAAAATAGGCAAGAAGTCTTTGCCGGTTAGTGAACCGCCATATTTACGTTGGGCTTCTTCCTGTAACTCTTCTTTATGGCGCGTGACTGCTTCAATCGCTGCTTCCGCCAATGCCACATCAACCTTAAATCCTCGGTCATTAATCACCTGGTCTAAGTGCAGCACGCGGTCTTCGAACTCAGAATTCCCCCACTTAGGCATTTTCTTATACACTTCACGCATGGACGTAATGTCGCTTTTTGCGTATGCAATAAATTCTGCCCACTCTTTTGGGTGGGTATCGGCAGTATAACGTCGAATCTTATAGTTCTTGGGCGTAGGCTTACTGAATCGCTGTATCAGCGCCTTACCGCGTTTATCCTTAGCCATGCTTGCGTCAATGTTTAAAACCTCACACAGCGCGGCCAGTGAACCCGGGAGGGCATGTCGGAACGCGACTATCATAGTGTCTATAATGTTTTCTACCAGGAGTTCGAATCCCCAGCAATGCTTAATAACTGGTCGGTCGAACATAAGGAAGTTTTGGCCTACCAGTTTGAGATTGCTGTCTGGTTTTTGCAGCTTTAGCATCGCCCGACGCAAATCACGCGGCATATCGCTGCCGTCGGTGGCGTCCCATACTTGCACAGGGCCTTCATCGAAAGCGTAGGTGCAGATAACAATTTCGGTAGTCGGATGTTCGGCGTAAGCATAGGAACCGACTTTTTTTAAATCGGCTTCTGAAAATGTTTCAGTATCGAGATAAAGCAGATTCATTTATTTGACCCTTATAGAAAAGGCGACCGAAGCCGCCTTAATTGAAAAGAAAATATATTAACGGTTACGACGGCGTTCGCGACGCGGTGTTTCGTCTTCATCATCTTCCAGGTCGTCGACGCTGGCAGAAACCGCAGAACCACCGAATGCCTTTCCTTCGCCAGCAAATTTAATGCCGTTTAGTTTTGCGCCTAAAACTTTATATTGCTCGGAGAACCAGATTTCTATTGAGATATTAGCCACACAACCACTATATACCTGCTCACCTTCAATCTGCTCCCCATCAATGTTGAAGTCTGGTTCTACCTGCTTTTCACCCTTAACTGAAGTCAGTATTAATGGTTGTTGCTTGTTCTTTGCCTGGAAATAAAAACCTTCCGGGAAGTCTTCGAACGGGTTGTCACGTTCCGCGATGTCGCGCACGGCGCATTTATCCATGTGCTTACCTTCGCCGTAGTTCTGCTTCATCCATTTCTCGGCAGCGGCCTCTCCCAATGCTTCCGACACTACTGCGAATACTGTATCGCGAAGTTCTTCAATTTGCGGATGCTCCGGAGTTAGGATAAAAGTACCGTTATAAGTACCTTTAGTCACGGAACCATCATTATTTTCACGGTCTTTAGCGCGTTCGAATACGTTCAACCATGCAGTTTGTACTTTACGAAGATTAAGTTTGATTCCCATTTTAGTTTTCTCGCATTTTAGAGTTTATCCGGGAAACTGCCCGGTCAGTGATTAAGACTATAATAGAGTACTATTAACTTGTCAAGCTTCTAAATCGTCTTCCGTAACATTTTTCCACTCTGGCCGTTTGTCGTCTGCTGTTGCTACGCATGGCGCGCCCGGCTTACGGATTACGAGTTTAGCTAGCTCGGCCCAAAGTTCTGGGTCTTCCTTGCCAATAACCTTTTCCGCTTCGACCGGCGATACCGGAACAGTCTTATCCAGCAGATAGCCGTTTACATGGTTTTCCCTGAATTTATTTACAGCGTCTTCATCTTTCCACGCACGATTGCCAAGACGACCTTCAACTAATTTATACCCCGGAACGTTCTTACCGGAATGAAGCACGGCCGCCATCGCTTTTTCTACTTTGTCGATGTGCTGGCGCAACAACGGCAACTTCTCATACTCGGCCACTAGTTGTTTAGTGGTAAGTTCTAACGCAAAGTCATCCTCTCTAACTGGCTTCTTAGGTAAATCTGTCTCGTCGGGCAGCAACTTAAGGATATCGCTCGGTTGAACATCCTCCCAAACGCTCATATAGTCCGCCTCGTTGCAGAACTTAGCCACCCGTTCTACGGCCCGCCGATATACATCTGCATCGTTCTCCAGTTCTTTGGCCAGAACGGCATTGGATGCTCTAGTCCTTGCCTGGCACTGTTCCGAGAACCGGCACCATTGACACCCATCAACAGACGGCTTAAAGTCCGACGCTTTCAGGTTCTTCTTACCACGTCGATACGCGTCAAGCGCAGCTACCGCGCGTTTCTGCGCAAACTTAGCGAACAGTTCAAGGCCTTCGACTGAGATGTCCCACTCCGACGCACCGCCAGCGTATGGCTGGAAGATGACCAGACGAACAACGGTTATGTTATAACGTCTCTTTAGTCTGCGATAAACACCGAGAGCGTAAAGCATAAGCTGTTTGTTTTCTTTCGCTTCGACACGATGCCGTCCTGTTTTAAGGTCGCCGATAATAAGCATGTGCTCATCGGTGTTCACCAGTTCCTGAACGGCCACAAAGTCGGCGGTTCCGAACGTCTCCACGCCTTCATAACCCGGGTGCAACACCTCAGTAAGATTTACGCGCATTTCCAGTTTGGCGTAAGTAGATACGTCTATAATCGCTTTGCAGTAGTCAGTGTACTTTCGCACCTGCTCTACCATGTCGGCCGTAACCAGTACAGCGCCTTTCATCGGCTTAATTAGCGCTTTAACAGCTCCTTTACCTTCTTCCAGTACATACGCGCCTACATCCCGCTCTAATGGAAGCTCAGTTCCTTTTATATACTGGTTAAGATGGATCTCAGCCAGTGTGTGCATTGCCGTCCCTAATACGGCAGCTTTACCGGATGTATTGGGTATGTCTTTTTCACAGGCCAGTGATGCAGCGCAGCTTAACCACTTTTTAGCACCCGACGGCGACAGTAAGGCGTGCACATCATTATTGCCGCCGCGTTCTTTTAGTTTCATTTTTTCACCCTCACAGACTCAATCCACGTGAAAACATCGTCAATAGAAGAATCGCTGTCGAAAACCTTCTCAACTTTGCTGGCCTTCTTTACCGTCGTAGGGTATTTGTTGTCTACCGACTTAAACACGTAAACCAAATCATTCTCAGCTATGACCCGCCCTGAAATCATAAGACCACTTTTCTTAACTAAAATAGCCATAATTCCGACCCTCAGTTAAAGCGGCCCGAAGGCCGCGAGATAGTTATTCTTCTTCGAAATACTTGTTCTTGATTGCTGTCAGACGCTCCAGATACTCAGCCAGGTCATCGTCTTTAATCGCGGCAATCTTCATCTTCTTACCGGTGAACTCTTCCAGCAGTTCATCGGAGTCATCGCACGCGGCATCGCTAGGACCTTCGTTAATCGCATCGTCTATAGCCTGAATCTGGTCGCGAAGAGATTGGTAATCAATTTCTTCCTTCTCTTCTTGTACTGGTTCCTCTACTTTTGCCTTACGCGGCTTACGTTTTGGTTTCTCCTCTTCTGCCGGTTTAGTGTCGACGATGTCCTCACCTTCTACCGGAATTTCTTTTTCTAACGCTTTGCGTACCGCAGAATTAGCCTTATACGCATCTGGCGTCGCCATTTCTACCGCTTTTTCTATCAACTCTTTGTTTACTGCGGTGATATCACTTTTAAGTTGGTACACAGTCTGTTTTGCGCTATTCGCAGCAATCAGTTCATGCGCAACTACGAAACGTTCAAGTAATTTTAAGAATTGGTCTAACATTATTTGTTCTCCTGTTTATTTAACGCATTTTTATAGTCTTCGTAGTAAACGACTTCACTATCAAGCGGCACAGATGGCTTACGTACAATAGCCGATGCTATATCCCCGTATATCTCCTGGCAGTCATACGGCCAGTTTCCGGTAGAGTCATAAAAGTCTATCGTCGCTTCATCCACAAACCGGATACATTCTGCGGCCCCTGCGGGCCAACCACCATACTTAGGTAGTTCTTTTAGCAGCAAGTCAATTAACTGCATCTGCGCCTCCCCTCTCGTTCGGTACGGGCTAACTATAATCGTACTCTATTATTTATGCAAGCACTTTTTCGTAAATTGCGTCGTGTATTTTATTACTGTACTATTACTACATATCTAACTAAGGAGTAAACATATGCAGCAATCCGAATTAGGCGCACGCGTAGAACGTCGTCGTAAAGAAATCGGCATGGGCCAGACTGAACTTGCCTTCAAAGCTGGTGTATCCCAAAGCCTGATTACCCACCTGGAAACCGGTCGTGTAGGTAAGGTAGACTGTTTTAAAATCTTCCACATTGCCGATGCTCTAGGTGTTGACCCTCGATGGCTAAGCTTTGGTGATACGGGGGTCTGATGGCCCCCTTTCTTTTTTTACTTACGGTTAAGCATGGCAGCGCGACAGGCGTTCCATGCTCTCATTGCAAGAGTTGTCCGGTCCTCCTTCGCCATTCCGTTGATTTGCACAAAGTTGCAGGCGGTGGAAAAGTTCATTTCTTCAGGCACTACCGGCACTGGCTGCTCTTTGAATTCGTCGGCATAACGAATAACCCGGTCAATAAGACGCTGTATCCAGCGCTCTATCTGGAAATTAAACTCTTCCTTTGATTCAGGTAACGCAACACCAACAACACCCAACGCCTTGTCCAGGTTTTTAGGGATAAATTCGTTTCCTACCGGCACAGGCTGGGTGTGACGATAGAGCGGGATATCTCCCACCACCTGGTTTTGTTTACCCCAAATCAAAGAAGTTTCTCGGCCACTGGCAATGTGACGAAGATTTCGTTCGTCGGTGAACACAACGGGGTCGGCACTTTTCTCCGCTTCGAGTGCTGCCAGCACGATACGCGCCAGCTTCAATTCGAATATCTGCGCTTCCCACCCATTAGCTAAATCGGATTCAATTTGCTCAATGAATGCCTTAACTTCTTCTTTGGTAATGTCGCTCATTCTAAATCCCCTTCTGTTGTCTTTATGTTGTCGTTAGGTTCGTACCTGTTCTTCGGCCGCTTTCGGTCATCTATCCCCGACGGCAACCTGTAAGTATTCGTTACAACTTCACCGTTTTCATCGCAGCCTAACATCAATTCACCCTCACGTAGCATCTTCTCGAGCACCAGGTTTGTTATACTGTGGTCTCCAGCTCTAGCGACTATTTGCCGTTGTGTGAAGCCTCGACCAGTATCGTCGGATTGTTGTAAATCCTCAAGAGCGGACATAACCGATTCGCGGGCCGAAGCGTCTTTAGACCGTTTAACAGTATCCTTTACGGAATCTTTACCTTTACCGTCCAATCCTTCGTTGCGTTCTTTTTCTTCATCCGTTTCGAACGGCTGGAAGCCCCACGGCATGAGTACAAGAGCTTTATGTGGCTCCGGCAGGTCTAGGTTAACGATTTCACCGTACCCCTCACCCCCAACGAATTCTACAGCCTGGAACTCTTTCGGTGGCGGAGCTTCGCGAAACTGTACCGGTTCCAGCACCATGCCTATTGTTTTCTGCTGCATACCGTTTTTGTTCTTGGTGTGCGCAACATTTATTTGTTTCTCAGTGGCCCGTACAAGCGTAAGTTCGACGTCGACACCGGCGTACAGCGCCCCACTTCCGCGCGCCTTACTCCCACCTTTCGGGGTGTGGTGGACAACGCCTACAGCGCCTTTAGTACCGTCGCGTACTTCTTTGAGCATCGCCACTACCCGCCCCATCCCGTCCTGGCCCGCGGAGTTCTCGTTAAATTTGTCTATCCAGTTCCCGAAGGTCTGGTTAAGAGTGTCGAAAGCGACCATCCCGACAGGTTCACTGCCTGCTAGCTGGCGCATTTTACGCACCAGTTTCTTCGTATCCGCGAACTCACCGGCATCCAGAACATGCATATATCGCATACCTTCATCGCCGTATTTAGCGGCCAACGCAGCGATACGGGTGTGCGTGAACTCCCCACCCTCACCATCAATATAGAAATGATGGGCTTTACGGGTGTCCGCCCCCGCGAACCGATACCCGGCAGCACTGATATACATCATGCCGAGTGTGTAGAACGATTTATACGTCCCGGATTCACCGACGATATCCCATATGCAATTAGACGGCATGTACCCTTCGACGATGAAGTCCGCTTGTGGTGCTGGCGGTTCTTCGTCGGCCAGGTCTTCTTCGTCGCAAGTGACCCCCTCGGCCCACCCAAGCGCTACCTCTACACGGTCGAACGGCAAGCCGGTAGCGGCGCAGGCGTAAGCCCACATATCCCGTCCGCCGGGCTTCATCCCGCCCGTAGCTACCAGGTCGGTGTCGTGGTACAGGGTGACGTTGGGGCGCTCGAATCCGTCGCGTGGCCAACAGAACAGGAAGTCATCCTGCTTAGGTTCACCGGTAGTGTATTGGGCGGCGTGCTCCGGCGTGGCGGGCATTTGCAGGCCGCGGTCGGTCATACGTCCGCCGAATTCAAAAGCGAACTCTTCGAACAGGTCAGTTAACTCAGATTGCTCACCCTCCGGCACTTTATAATCAGAAGCACCGGTAACGTTAATTTCAGGAATTCCCTCCATAAGCTTGCTCGCCGTAATCATGCGACTACTTTCGGACACGATGACCTGACTCCCGACAGGCGGGCGGTACATCGGCTGAGACAGGGTGAACCCGGCGCTATCCACGTCACGCCCTTTAAGGAAATGCGTCAACAGGCCGTACCGGATGCGGATGATGTCGCCGCCGGTTACCGGAGTGCGCACTGGCATAACGATGCGATAGCGTGGCGCTTCTTCGGTGTGGGATGCCGTGGTGTAGAGCATCATTGCAAAACGTGACTCACGCACCATCTCACAGTCAGTTGCGAACTCTTTCGGCGTCGCACTATCCACGTCGGCATAGGCCAGGGATGAAGACGTAACAGATGCATTGCAGCGATAGAACATACCTTCGGCGGCTTCTTTACCAGTAGAGCTTACCGCGGAGGTGCACGCGGCGGTGATATATCCAGGGTCTGTCTTGGGGTTCCGGCGCGAACGTTTAAGCGGCTGCATAAGTTCGATGAACTCATCCCAGGTTCCGGAAGTCGTGGTGTAGACGTTAATGTCAGCGCGTTCCTCACGGCGATTGCTACGCGACCATGAGTATGCTAAATTGCCTGTTGACATGTGCTTTTCCTTTGTAGTGTTTAGGGCCCTGACGTTCGCGCGTTGGGGCTTTTCTTTTATTCAAGGTCTTCTGGTGTAGCCCGAGAACATTTAACTTCAGCTACTGCCGAATATTTACCGGCCTTACTTTTAACTGCTCCGTCTTTAACCAGAACCTTTAACGTGTTCTCAATGAGAGAGGAACTATAGTACTGAAAATAAGTCCGGCGCAAGTCAAGAACACTACACGACCCTTTTTTACACGTAAGAGCGACTACAGTTCTGAATACCCTTTTCTGGAAATCGGTCACTTTACATTCTCCCTAATCCACGCTTCCACTTTCTCCCGGTCAAATGTGCCTGGCTGACGGCGGCCCATAATCCGGACACAACAATCCGGGAACTTGCCGTCTCTTAGCCAGTTATTCAGCGTGCGGCGGGTCACCCCGATAAGCTCAGCTACTTCATTCTGTGTCATTCTCAAACCCTCTATCTCAGTTAGTGAAACAAGTATACACACGGAATAATGGGAAATCAAGTATAAATCCACCTATTGACATTCTTATTTTTTTAGTTTAAGTTGCTTCTTGTATCTTTAAGTTACTTAAATTTCTGTTTCACTTTGTGAGAGCTTAGCGGTTCCGCCCCAAGCGGGAACGCGTTAAGGCTTACTGAAACCCGCAAACTTAAAACTAAGTAACTTCCTTCCTTAGTATCTTCTGTTGCCTTGGGCGAACTATATTCTCATCGGCAGCTATTCCTTTAAGTTACTGAAATGCCGAAAGATTCTTAGTCTACTACTCAGGGATTAACGCACTTGCCTTACGGCAAGCGCTTACCTGACGAGGGACGAGGGAAAAGAATAAAAAGGCACTTGTGTAACCCAATATAATAGAGTACTATTATTACAGGTTAACGAGAAAAGAGGATAAATCATGTTTAAGAAGGGTCAGCTAGTCCGTGGTAAGGTAAGTGGACGGCATTACAGGGTCCTGTACGGGCACGAGGTGCGTTTATTAGTAGAAGATGTGCGTAGTTATCATGTGGGATGGATTGGGGTGCCTTTTGTAGAGCTAATAGGAAATAACTACACGGCAAAAGATTCTAAAGAGTCTGCGCCTGGGTCTTAAAGGAGGTTGCCGTTTATGAAGAACTTGCAGTTGGCCGTGAAAAGTGAGTATTTCGATGCCATGATTCGCGGGGAGAAAACGGAAGAGTATCGCCTGGTAAATGATTATTGGTGGACGCGCCTTGTTGGTCGTGAATTCGACCGTTTGATTATAACGAAGGGTTACCCTAAACGGGACGATAAGAGCAGGAGAATAGAGTGTAAGTACCGTGGGTATGAGATTAAAGAAATAACACACCCGCATTTCGGCAGTGAACCCGTGGAAGTTTTTGCGATAAAGGTGGAGTTATGAGTAAGTGGATTAAATGTAGTGAACAGATGCCGCCCGCAAAGATTGGGGTTTTAGTGGCTACGGAATTTGGGCATAAAGGTGACTGGCGGATGAAGTGGGCTACTTACATCCCGGGGCACCCCGAGGCCGGTAACGGTTGGATAATACCGGGGGCGTCGTGGGAACCGTCGCACTGGATGCCGTTACCTGAACCGCCGGAAGCGTGATGTTATATCGTAACAGTAGTTTAGGATTTTACTGAGTGACTTACGCTGCTACTCAGCAGCGTACCATTTTTGTTAATATTTTTCTATTTCACGGAATGCAACAATCAACGCAACTATTGCAGGAGACGCAACAATGATTACTAAACAACAGGCTGTATATCTGATGAAACTTGTCCACGCCGTAGATGATGCTTCGGCGGCTATGTCCTATACCGCCGGGGGTGACCACGACGCGCATGAAGAATCGTCGAAGGAGTGGACATACTGTTACCTGAAACTTAGGGACTTCGTCGAATCGATAACGGAGACTAACGAATGAAACCGAATGACCTTGTAACCTGGACCGGGCGTAACGGAGAAATCAGACACGGCAAAGTAATATCGCTCCACGGCATCTACGCCCGTGTTGAGTGGTGGCGCGCTCATTCGAAGAAGCCCCGCTACCTTACGGTGCGACAGGATAAATTAATAGTGGCGCAACCAAACATAATAGTGTACTATTAGATCATCGAAACGAGAGGAGCTAATAGAAATGAATAGCAAAGACGAAGTATTCGAATACCTTATTGACCAGCTACGGCAGCGCGTAGGTAAGTTCGACGTTGTAGCAGAAGTGCGCAAGATGCTCATAGACCGGTCGATAACAGGCCGCTCAGGGTACTCAGACGAGGAGAATGCGATTATCGATGCCTACATAGGCCTGGATTCTGACAGCAAACAAATCATCCATAACTTGCAACAGCACCTCGCCGGTAAGAACGATGAAATACGCGTGCTGGAAGACCGGTTACGCCGGGCGGAAGATAAGATTAAGGAATTACGGGATACTATTGAACTTATGAACATCGACTTTGACCAGGTGACTTCATGTCCTGAGCAATCCTGTTGCCGTAAGGGAGACGTGCAGGAATGCGACCATGACTGGTACGGGAACTGTGTAGGGAGTTACGAAGAGGTTTGCGTAAAGTGCGGGTTAAAGAAATGACCAGCATCTTATTTATCTGGGTACTGTCAGCAGGCCAGATGCACCTCGCGGCAACCGAAACGTTTTACACATTAGAGGCGTGCCAGGTAGCTGCACGCGCCTCGGAGAACGCGCACTTCCTGTTCCAGGGTGACAGGCCAATCGATTCAGAAGTACGCGCTATATGCTCACCCAAGCGACTTGGTAAACAGGAGAAATAATTATGAGCCTCGCAACCGATATCCTGAAACACGCCGGTATTAACCTTGCACCGCCTTCATCGGCGGTAACAAAGAAGGTTACCCGCGTTAAAGAAAAGGTTAAGCGTAAACCTAAGCCGCGTGTAAAGCCGGTTAACGAGACGCCGGATGTGTATCCGCGCATACCAGGTGTGCATCAGCCGAAGTATTGTGCAGGTAAAGGTCTGTGGCGCGCGCACTCCTACGACGGCAAGAAAGTGGTAAACCTTGGCGAGTTCAGTAGCCAGGCGCGGGCGCATATGGCGGTTAAACTGTACAAGCTGTGGTGCAAGCGTGGGTATTCCGAAATCCCGCACAAGCCATCTATTCGACTTTATACGTTCAGGTAATTTACATGACTACTATCGCTTTTGACGGTACAACGATGGCCTGTGATACATGTGTCACCGGTAATTTTAAATATTATACAGATACCAAGATTTACGAGAACGACCGCTTCGTTATAGGGGCAGGGGGCGACGCCGGAGCTGGCCTGCTGTTGGTTGCGGACGACGAGATACTGACGCCTAAGCACTATGACTACGACTTTTCCGCGCTGGTGTGGGTTAAAGAGAGTAAACGGCTTTTCAAGGTAGAGTTCTTTAAGGCATGGGATGCCCCGTTGAGCTCGGTTATACCCATTGCCGACCACACTACTGCCATCGGCACAGGTGCTCCGTATGCACTTACTGCCATGTTTATGGGTGCAACGGCAACGGAAGCAGTAGATGTTGCGAAGAGGTTTGACCCTGGTACCGATGGGAGAGTGGTAACACATCGACTAGGATAAATCCGAATTATCTGTTACTAAAATTGTCGTATAAATGTTAATCTCCGAATGGTAAACCAACTTTCGGAGATTTTTTATTGTGGACGATAAATACCTTTGGCTTAGTGTGGCTGGCCTCGCCGGGGGTGCCGTGTCTCAGATTAAGAAGCGTGAGGCTATTTCGCCATGGTTGCGATTGTGCCATCTCACCGCTTCAGCCTGTTGTGCGGTGTACGCATCCCCCATAATTATAAGTTACTATGAACTATCACAGTCTGAGGGTCAGTACCTGGTTCCTTTTGGCGTAGGTATGTTCTGGCTTAAATTATTTGAGGCCGCCGACTCGTCCCTCAGCAACTTTAAGTTACCGTGGGGGAAATAACATGCTCAACTCACCAATCGGCGTCATTTGCCTGGTCGCAATCATCATCACCTCGTTAATTAATATCTACGCCCACTGGATTGAAGACGGTCTTTTCGGGCGGCTGCTGTATATGGCGTCCGTTGTTACCGCCGCCGGTGGGCTAGCTCATCTCTTTACCGGTGGCATCCCGCCATTCATAATTACGACTCTCGTCGCCGTATTCGCGCTTAAATCGGTGCGTCATATTTGCGTGAAAGGCGCCCGCTACTACAAATACCGGAGGATGTATGCCAAACCGAAACATCAGTGATAATGGACTTACCGCGGATAAGCTGCGCGAGGTTTTACACTACGACCCTGACACCGGAGTTTTTACATGGAAAGCTACACGCGTGCACAATGCTCGGGCGGGAAGTGAGGCTGGTGCCAACCATTGCGCAGGCTATCGCTCCATAGCCTTCGGTGGGAAGCGGTACTTGGCGCATCGTCTAGCTTGGCTATACATGACAGGGGAATGGCCCAACTCCCTAATAGACCACATAAACGGCGATGGTCGTGATAATAGATTCTGTAATTTACGTGAAGCCGACAAATCCGAAAACGGATGCAACAAAGGGCCAAGAAAGGACAGCAAATCCGGTATTAAGAACGTTATGTGGCAGAAGCAACAAGGAGGATGGTACGTTCAATTAAAAATACATAAGATTAAGTATTTTTACGGATACTTTGCGGACCTAGAACTAGCCGCGCTAGTTGCCGAAGAAGCTAGAGAGAAGATACACGGGGTTTTCGCGAACCATAAATTACGGGAGGTGCTATATGAGAAACATTAGCAACAACGGCATCAAATTCACCGCGGCATTCGAGGGGTTCCGGGGAACCGCGTACAGGGCAACGAAGAATGAGAAGTACCTTACTATTGGCTACGGAAGCTACGGCCCTCATGTGAAAGAAGGCCAGAAGATTACCGAAGGTCAGGGTCTTCTGCTGCTGCACAAGGATATGGCTAAGGCCGTAGCTGCTGTAGACGCCGTTGCGCATCCGTCGCTCAATCAGTCACAGTTCGATGCTGTGTGTGACCTGGTGTATAACGCCGGTGCCGGTGTGATTGCCGCTTCTACCGGAACAGGACAGGCCCTGCGTAAGGGTGACGTTGCTACCCTACGGAATAAGCTAACTCAGTTCCATTATCAGAACGGCAAATCACTCCTCGGATTGCGTCGTCGCGCCGCCGGGCGAGTGGCGCTGTTCGACGGTATGCTGTGGCAACAGGCTGAAGCTATCAGCCGCGGCGCAAAGTAGGTTGACACATAGGAGGATTCCTAAGATACTAAACCCGCTCCTGCTTATTCATCCCTCTAGCTCCTTTATCCCGGTAACTGACCCTACCGGGATTTTTTTTTATCTGTATCCTGAAATAATAGTTGACTAGTAACACTAACCCTATTATATTTAGTTCATCGACAACGAGAACGGAGTAGAGGGGAGATGGACAAAGATAAAGATTGGCGGGGTGCAGCATTACAGATGCGCTCGGACAACATGGACGCTATTGCTATGGCACAGGTAGATGCGGAGGTCTACGGAAGCGGTTGGATTAAGGTAGATGTAAATGGGAACCTAACGCGTATAAATCCTATTGATATTGTTATTACTATTAAAGCACTGAATAAAGCGGAGTAGAGAAGATGAACTTACAAAGTGATAAAGTTTTTTACTATTGCAACCCGCTACTCGACACCGAAGCATTTAAAGACGCGCAACTGATGGCACGCATTGCCGTTAATAATCTGAGCACACGGATTCCAGCGGATGCGTTCTGGTTCGCCGCGATGCAGACACTTAAAGCAGCTTATGCAGGAGAACAAAAATGAGCGACGTTATCGTTGGAGGCGTCTATAGGAGTAATTACTCGTGGGGTAGTGCAGGTGAAGTTAGTTTCATTGTAACTGCGGTTGGGTTGAACCACATACTTATCGCCAACTACCCATTGATAAAATTCAATGAATCCTATTTAGAATATTGTGTTGGTAGGAAGGAGTTTAAGGATAGATTCAAGTTTGCAAGAGAACAAAAATGAAAGTATATATCGTATACGGATGGGAGGTGCAGGAATGAGCGACAACGGGCAAGTAGCGGTGACGCTTAAGGTTGGTGGTAAGGTTGGAAATACGCCTTTCCCGACACGCGAGGAACTGTTAAAACGCAACAGTTTCCCCGGGCCCGACAAGAATAAGTATCTCAATCGAATGTGGGGTAAGAAGAAATGACTAACAACGAATATGAAAAGATGATGGTAGAAGCCGCCAACGGCAGGTTTAAGATTGAAGCTGTAGACGCGCAAATCGAGGCGCACCAAGCCGTGCCGGACTATCTTAATGAGCATCGGCGGGAACTGATTACCAGTATCCCCAAGCTAATCGAGACCCACGGCACATTAGCGGATACGTGCCGCGAGACTGGGCTTAACGAGATGACGTTATCTAAGTACCGCCATGATACAAAATGCGAGCAACATGTTATCTATAACAACAGACTGATGACCCATACGAAAACATCACCGGTAATCTACACGAAACGCGGAGTATCTCGCAACGACCGCATGAAGCTGGAGGGGTTATGAATGATTTTCTAGTCCTAATGGGTATCGGGTTTACAACTTTGCTCCTTGCTGTGGTCATATACCTGGTGTGGATTTTGTTTCTTTGGCCGTTTGTTGAGGCGGTAAGTCTTACCCGGATGTCGTTAGCGTATCGCCGGTTGAATGCGCATAAAGCTGGTGTTGTTACGTCAATGAGACTGTTTGTAATGTGGTACGCGGAAACAGTATTTGGTCGTAGATTCTACGCCATACATAGTAGAGGATGGCGTTGGGAAGGTGTTGGTAAGTGGTGGGTATATAAAGACGGGCAAGATTAAAGAGAGAGAGAAAACATGGGCACTAAATTTGAAGTAATAGACGAAAACACGGTTACGGTAACGGAAGAAGGTAGTCACTACATCCTTATTGATAAGGTAAATGGTGGCTGGAGAGCAAAAGCGTACTTTAACGGCGGCGCTATAGTTGTCTCGAAAGGAGTGCATATGTCTTTTACTTCCGCGTACGATAGCCTTAAAGACGCGGTTAAGTCCGCGGCCAACCATTTATCATCTGTAGAACTGTAAAATAGCCTACCACCAAGCCCGCTTCTGTGGGCTTTTCTGTACACAGGCCTTCATTCCCCTGTACAATCCTTAATAGACGCTCAGGGGGTGTCTG